ACGGAATCGATGTGTCTAGCCCGTTGGAAACCGACCCATTCAAGTTTGTATTATGGGTCAAAAAAAATGGCACTATCATTAGAACTGGCCAAGGCTCGCCGCCCGGAAACGTCAGTTTTGGGGTTCAGGCTAGTATTAGCTGTTTGATACCTGTCGCCGCTGCGGATTATGTTGAAGTATTCGCCAGCATCGAGGGCTTGGTTGCATCGGGTACATTTAGGATCGGGCAGACCGACCCACAAGAGTATCGCAATGAATCCAATTTCGTTCATGTCACATTTACCGCCGCCGTCGCTTTACCCGAATAACGGAGAATCTCATGTCTGAAAATTTTCTTCACGGTGTCGAAGTCGTCGAGATCGACGACGGTCCACGCCCCATCAATACCGTTCGTTCTTCCATCATCGGCCTGGTAGGCACCGCGCCGGATGCCGAAAGTTCGGCCGCCGCCACGCTGACCAGTGGCACCGAGGTCGGGAATACCGGCCTGGTCTGGACCGCCGCCACGGCGGGTGCGGCGGGGAATGATATCCGCGTCTGGCTGACCGTGCCAGACGCCAATGAATCAGCCCTGGCGGTCTCCGTATCGGGGACGGTCATCACGGTGAGTCTGGAAACGGATGATTCCGGCGATGCCATTTCGACCGCGACTGAAGTCAAGGCGGCGGTGACGGCCTCTGCCGCCGCGGCCGCGCTGCTGAGCGTCGATGATCTGGGTGACTCGACCGGCGCCGGCGTGCTGACCGGATGGGTCAAACAAATCAACCTGACCGGCGGCGTCGATGCCGCGCTGCCGCTCAATACGCCGGTCCTGGTGACCCAACGCACCGAGGCGGCGCGGTTTGGCACGACGGGGACCATTCCCGAGGCGCTGGATGCGATCTGGGATCAGTACGGCGCCTGGGTGGTGGTGGTGCGGGTGACGAAAGGCGTTAGTGAAGCCGCCACCCTGACCAACTTGCTGGGCAATGGCACCAACCGCACCGGCGTTCATGCGCTGTTGAGTTCCGAGACGGCCGTCGCGGCGACCCCGCGCATCCTGATCGTGCCGGAATTCGTTGGCTCGCTATCGCTGATCCAGGTGCTGATTCCGATTGCCGAGCGGCTCCGCGCCATCATCGTCGCGGATGGCCCGAACAGCACGGACGCCAATGCCATCACCTACCGCAACAATTTCGGCTCCGAGCGCGTCTACCTGGTGGACCCGGCGGTTAAATTCTTCGATACCGCCGCGAACGCCGAAGCCACGCAGCCGGCCAGCTCGCGCGTGGCGGGCGTCATCGCCCGTTCCGACAATGAGCGCGGCTACTGGTGGAGCCCGTCGAACCTGGAAATCTACGGCGTGACCGGCACCGCGCGCGGTGTCGACTTTGAGATGGGGAACTCGGAAAGCCGAGCCAACTACCTCAATGAAAACGAAATCGCGACCATCATCCATGTCGATGGGTTCCGGCTGTGGGGCAATCGTTCCTGTGCCTCTGATCCCAAGTGGGCGTTTCTATCCGTGCGCCGCACGGCGGACATGATCCACGAGGCGCTGCTGCGCTCGCATCTGTGGGCGGTGGATCGCAACATCACCAAGACCTACATTGAGGATGTAGTGAGCGGCGTGAATGCTTACCTGGCCGGCCTGACCGCACGCGGGGCGATCATCGGTGGCACCTGCTGGGCGGACGAGGAGTTGAACACGCCGGCCAGCATCGCATCGGGCCGCGTCTATTTCGATTTCGACTTTACGCCACCGTACCCGGCCGAGCGCATCACGTTCCGCTCGCATCTGACCAACGCGTACCTCGCCAACATCCTGGCCTAGGAGACCCTCATGCTACCTTCAGTCTTAAAAGCCTTTTCCCTTTTTGTCGACGGCACGAACTATGCCGGCAAGGCTGACGTCAAACCGCCCGATTTGGGGCTGGTGACAGAAGATTATGCCGCCGGCGGTATGTCCGCCCGGGTAAAATTGGATATGGGCCTGGTCGAAGCGCTGGATGCCTCATTCACGCTCTATGACTACGAGCCGGCGGTTTTGTCGCAGTTTGGCCTGATCAATGGGAACGCGGTCTCCGTGGTGTTTCGCGGAGGTAAAGCGGCTGACGATGGCACGGTTACGGCGATCAAAGTCTCCTGCCGCGGCCAACTCCAAATGGCGAATATGGGTAACTGGGAAGCGGGCAGCAAGACGGCGCTGGAATGCACGCTGAACTGCCGAAGCTACAAGCTGGAAATTGGCGGAGAAACCATTATCGACATCGATGCGGAGCTGATGACCCGGTTTATTGGCGGGATTGATCAGATGGCCGCACTGCGCGGAGCCATCGGGTTTTGAAGCCGCCGGATGATGATTTGGACTGCGCCGGGGTGGCCGGCGCGTGCTTCTTTTTCGCGGCCGTGATTGTGGTCATGGTCGTATTGTCGCAACTGATTGGAGCCTTTTGATATGGCCGTTACCCTGAGCGATGGACGCTCGATTGAGATCCGGGAACCCAAAGCCAGCGACTTGCGCGGCGTCAAACTATTGGACGTGCTACAACTGGATACCGGGGCGTGTGCGCCGGTGCTTGAGCGAGTGTCCGAACTGACCGCCGCTGAGTTCTACACGCTGAAAGCCAGTGATGCCCTCGCGCTGATGACGGAGCTCGTCGGTTTTTTGGCGCCGAGCGCCTCCCAGTCTGCGTAGAAGAGGCCTGGGCGGTGATCGCGACTGCCTGGCACTGGCCACCCTCTGAAATGTCCAGCATGACCCTGCGGGAATTGATGGATTGGGAAGCGCGGGCTGAGCAGGTTTTGAGGCCGCATAACTGACATGGCGAAACAGAAACTCAACGTCGAAGTCGTGGTCGGGCTTGTCAATCGCTTGTCCAAGCCACTCCAGGCACTCTCGCGGGATTTGCGCCGCGCTGGCGCGCAGTTATCCATGGCTGGCATGGGCGCGGCCGCGTCGGGCCGGGCGATTGCGGACCCGTTGATCGACGCCGTTAAAGCGTCCGCCGAATTGTCGAAAAACCTGACCGAGGTGGGCATCGTCGCCGATGTGTCCGCCGCGCGGCTGGCGCAAATCCGACCGGAGCTGCACCGCATCGCAGCGGCGTCGAATCAGACGGTCAATGCGCTATCCGAGGGCCTGAAGGATTTGACGGCCAAGGGCTTGGGGTTTGATGCCGCGTTGACCGCGCTGCCGGCGATTGCGAAATCCGCCACGGCGGCGGGCGCTGAAATGGCGGATATGTCCGCCGCCGCGTCCGCGCTGATCGATACGCTCAAGATTGCGCCGGGCGAACTGCAAAAGTCGCTGGATATTCTGACCGTGGCGGGCAACGAGGGCGCGTTCGAGCTAAAGGACATGGCGCGGGAGTTCCCCAGCCTGACCGCCGCGCTGTCCCAGATTGGCATGACGGGTGAGTCGGCTGTGTCCACCTTGGGCGCGGCGCTCCAGGTGGTGCGCAAGGGGGCCGGAACCTCCGCCGAGGCGGCAAATAATTTGCTGAATCTGTTGGTGAAATTGACGGCGCCCACGACCGTCAAGGCGATGGAAAAGCAATGGGGCTATGACCTGCCGGCCGCATTCAAACGCTGGCAGCAACAGGGATTAAACCCGGTGGAAGAGTCCTTACGCTTGATCCAGGAGCGCACCGGCGGCGACGCGTTCAAGATCGGCGAAATCTTCGGCGATATGCAGGTGATGTCCGCACTCAAGCCGATGTTGGCCAATATGGCGGAATATCAGCGCATCAAAGCCGCGTCCGAACAATCCTCCGGCGCGGCTGATGCGCAATTCGCGCGGCGGATGAAAGAAGACCCGACTGAGCAATTCAAGCGCTTGACGATTCAATTCGCCAAACTGACCGATACGCTAGGCATGGCTTTGCTTCCGGTACTGTCGAGTATCGGTGATCGATTGATGCCCATCATCGAACGACTGGGCGCGTGGATCGATGCCCATAAAGACCTGGCCACGACCCTGACGCTGATCGTGGCGGGTTTTGGCGCGCTGATGGTGTTGCTGGGTCCGTTGTTGATGGGCCTGGGCGGACTGTCGGCCGCGTTCGCCTTCCTGCCGGCGGCGGCGGCCGGTTTTGTGTCGCTGATCGGGTTAGTGGGCAAACTGTCCGCTGTGCTGATGCTGACGCCGGTGGGCGTGGTGACCACGCTCCTGGTAGGCGCGGCGGTGCTGATTTACCGCCACTGGGACCAACTCAAGGGCTGGTTTGCCAAATTCTGGGATTGGATGACGACGGCCGTTCAGTCCTGGCGCGCGAAATTTACCGAGACCATCAACAATATCCGCGCCACAGTGGGTGAATGGGTGGACTGGCTGATGACGATACCCGACCAACTGGCGGATATCGGCGGGCAAATCGTTGACGGGCTGTGGCAGGGTTTTGAGTCCAAGTGGGGACAGTTTCAAACCTGGATGAGCGGCCTGGCAGGATCGATCCCGGAGACGTTCGAGTCCGTGCTGGGCATCAATTCACCCTCCCGCGTGTTCGCGGGCATTGGCGGGCATATCGTCGACGGCTTGCAGCAGGGCATGGGCGTAACCGCCATGCCGGTTCCCTCGTT